ATGCAGGAACTGGTATCACAACAGGAACTGACAATACGCTAGTCGGATGGGGAGCTGGAGATGGACTGACTGGTGCAGCAACAAGTAATACTTTAATTGGTGCAGAAGCTGAAGCATCAAGTGCTGGTGCAACAAACCAAATTGCAATAGGAGCAGCCGCAGTAGGTCAAGGAAGTAACACAGTAGTTTTAGGAAAATCTAGTGTTAGCGCTGTTTATGCCGCTAGGAATGCAAGTGCATCAGTAGAAGCATCAGCATTTAATGTTGGTTCAGATAGAAAATTAAAAAAGAATATAAGAGATACTGCTTTGCAAGGCATTGATTTAATTGACCAAATGCAAGTTAGAGATTTTGAATGGAAAGATAACGATGTGACTGTTAATGGTGGTTTAATTGCACAAGAGTTAAAAGAAATTTATCCAGATGCTGTTGGAAAAAGAAATGATGATGGAGAGGATGGCGATACTACAATGACTATCTCAAGAGAAAGCATGGTTCCTTTATTAATTAAAGCAGTCCAAGAGCTATCTGCAAAAGTAAAAGAATTAGAAAGTAAATAAACAAGGAGTCAAACATGGCAAAAAAAGAAAAGAAGCCAGTCTTGAATCTAGATGATAAAGAGTATATCATAGAAGATATGACTGATGAGCAAAAGATGATGGTAAATCACATAAACGATATTCAGAACAAGCAGAACAGTAATCAGTTTATTGCTGACCAATTATCTGTTGGTAAAAAAGCGTTTATAGAAATGCTTAAAAAATCCTTACTAGAGGAGAAATAAAAGTAATGTTAATTAGGAAAAGTTCTCAGGGTTACGATTTAAAACTATATAGGAATAACACTCCGGGTGCTACTCGTACCAAGACACACCCTAATGGTGATGTCGAAACCCTAACTTACCCTAATAGATATAAATACTTTTTAATATTAGATGGTGAGATAATTAGAAGAAGTGATAGTTGGGATACTATTGAACAGTTATATGTTGATGAGTGCGAATCTAGACATGGAGGTGGAAAAGGTAGAGTGATAGTGGGAAAACATAAATTAGTTAATCACATGATAACAGAATTAGGAAGTTAAAATGTCTCTATATAAATATACAGAAAAAGAAGCAGCTAACTTATTAATAGGTCAAAATGGATTTGATGTTATAGGAGAGCATGACACTACTGTTGTAAATCCAGATACTGGTTCTTGGGTTGCTATACAAGCTTTAGGAAAAGATTCTAGCGGAACTACTGAGTTTTTAAAAATAAAGGTTACCTCTAATATTGGAGATAATATAGATTCTTTTGTTAATTTAATTCCCGGTGAAATACTTTATGGAAACTTTAGTGGTATTGTTAATCATACAGATTCTACAGCAGTATGCATAGCTTACAGAGGATAAGAAGAACTGAAAGACTTAAGAGAAGGCTTATAAATTCTAGTAAAAAAATAGGAATATTGTCTTGGATAAAACAAAAAATAAAAAAGATTTTAAAATTAAAAAAATAAACAAAGGAGATTTTAAAGTTGTTAGTACGAGTTATAATATCAGGATGTTTTATACTTATGTTGAGTAGTTGTAATAATGGCTGGTCTGTAGGAAATATAGATGTTCACGCAGAAGATTCTATGTATACTTTCGTAGAGGTCTTAGACCAAGACTCTACTTCACATTTTTATTCTGACCATATAAGATTTGATAGTGACAACTGGTGTTTTGTTCATCATCAGTGGGAAGTAGTAAGGAAGAAATGAGTGAAGAAGTTAAGACCGCTAGAAGCTACAGAGGTACTATTGTCGATGACAACGCTGTTATTTCTGTCAATATCAGATGGATATTTCAAGGCATTGCCCTTATTGGCGCTCTGGTCTATGGCTACTATAGGGTTGAGACTAGACTGGAATCACTTGAAGATAAGTTGGCTAATGCAGATAAGCAGATTGGGGATTTACTTAGTAAACATATCGTGGAAGAAAGGGCTAAGAGAGCAGAGTTGGCAGAGAAAGTAGCCTTCTATGAGAAAGAATTTAATATTAATCCTTTAAGCTGGGGTAAAAGGAGAAAAAAGTAATGGACATGATGGCAATTTACGGTGAAGCGGGGATGATAGGAATTTGTGGTGCATTACTTGTTTATCTTGTAATGTCTTTGTCAAAGAAATCAGAGGCGCAGCAAGAGTCGTTAAAAGATTTAGAGGTAGAAAATAAAGGTCAATCTGAAAGTATTAACAATATGGAAGGAATGATTATTAAATTAATATCTAGATGGAATGAATCAGATTCTGTTAGAGATAGAAGATATGAGCAAATGATGGAAGCTATATCAGATTTAGAAAAACAATTATCCAGAATGGATGGCATCATGTCACGTATGAATGGAAACGGAAGGCACTAATGAATAATGATGATTTAAGAACTCATTTAATTAGACATGATGAAAGATTAAGGAATATTTATTCTACATTGAATAGAATAGAAAAACATTTAGAAAGGCTTAATGGTAAAGTAGATAGGCACGAAACAGACATTGCTAAAGTTCAAGTCTGGGGAGCAGTTGCCTTAGTAAGCTTTCCTATAATCGTAAACATAATAATGAGGTTTATATAATGTTAAAGAAAATGATAGCAGATGAGTTATTAGGTGATGCAACTAAAGATGAGTTAATTGATGAGATTAATAAAGCGGTTGATATTCCTATTATATCTGAAAAAACAGAGAAGGCTATATTGGAAGCTCTTTGGAAAATTATTAAAAAAGTTTTGCTAGCTAAATTAGGCGTATAATGCCTTCTAAAAAAGACCCTAGATTAAAACGAGCTGGAGTCTCTGGGTTTAACAAACCTAAGAGAACACCTAATCATCCTAAAAAAAGTCATATAGTTGTGGCTAAAGAAGGGTCTAAAGTAAAGACAATTAGATTTGGTCAGCAAGGTGCTAGTACAGCAGGTAAACCAAAAGCTGGAGAATCTAGAAGAATAAAAATGAAAAGAAAATCGTTCAAAGCTAGACATAGAAGAAATATAGCAAAAGGTAAAATGTCTGCGGCTTACTGGGCGAATAAGGTAAAATGGTAATGAATAAAAAAGTTAAAGCTCCAAAGGGTTATCATTGGATGAAATCTGGTGCATCATATAAGTTAATGAAGCATAGTGGTAAATTTAAATCACATAAAGGTGCTAGTCTAATGGCTGATTTTAAAGTGCAAATGAAACACTCAAAAGCTAAAAAGAAATAATGGGAAGAAAAGTTAGTTGGATGTTTGGAGGTAAGAAGTATAGCGGAACTTTAATAAGGGAAACTAAAACTCATAAATTTGCTAGAACAAAAAACGGTAAGATAAAAAAGATTAAAAAATAATGGCACGTAAATTTAAAAAAGTCTCTAAAACAAAAAGAGGTGTTCCTAAAAAATATGTAAGAGGTTCTAAGAATAAAAAGAAAACTCAAGATGAGATACTAAGAACTAGTAGGTTGTATAAAAAAGGAAAACTAACACCTGCAATGATGGATAAAATATCCAAACAAAGGAGTAAAAGTGGTAAGAAAAAAACCAGTAAGAAAAAAAGCAAAGCCAAAAAGCGGAGGAAGTAAAGCTTCCGTTTTAGCTAAGTACTCTAAGAGTTCTGGAATATCTAAAGGTACTCTTTCAAAAGTCTACTCTAGAGGTTTGGGAGCATATTACTCCAGTGGTTCTCGCCCCGGAGTTAGCGCTCATCAATGGGCTGCTGGGAGAGTTAGGAGCTTTGCTACAGGGAAAGGTGGTGCTAGAAAAGCAGATAAAGATTTATTGCGTGGTGGTAAAAAGAAAAAAGTAACAAGAAGAAAAAAGAAATAGTGGCAAAAAAGAAAAAAGACCCTAGGGTTGGTACAGGTAAAAAACCTAAAGGTAGTGGTCGTAGATTATATACAGATGAAAATCCTAAAGATACAGTAAGTATAAAGTTTGCAACTCCTACTGATGCAATTAAAACAGTTTCTAAAGTAAAAAAAATAAATAAACCCTTTGCTAGAAAAATACAAATACTAACAGTAGGAGAACAAAGGTCTAAGGTAGCAGGTAAAAGTGCACAAGCAACAATTTTTAAAAAAGGCAAAGAAGCTATTAGAAAAGCTCATGGAAAAAAATAATGTATAGATTTGGTAAAAAAAGTAGAGAAAGATTAAAAGGTGTAGATTCTAAACTAGTTAATGTCCTTAATGAACTTATTAAAATTATGGATGTTACTATAATAGAGGGTCTACGAACAAAAGAAAGACAGCAAGAGTTGTTAAAGAAAGGAGCTACTAAAGTTAAGTATTCTAAACATATGGATGGTAAAGCTGTAGACTTAGCACCGTACCCTATAGACTGGGAAAATAGAGATGGTTTTCACTATATGGGTGGTATGATTAGAGGAATAGCTAAACAACTTAATGTTAAAGTTCGTTGGGGTGGAGACTGGGATTCTGACGGTGATGTAAAAGACAATGGCTTTGATGACTTAGTTCATGTGGAGATACTTGATTAATGCCTAAACAATTATATACTATAAATAAATTTGATGCTGGTATAAATACAGTTAAAGATGCAAGAGATTTAGCTGAACCAGAGTCAAGTGCCGTAACTAATATGGCAGTTGATGCGCAAGGAAAAATAAAATCAGCAGGAACTTTTACTGGACATCTTGCTAATCCTTCTGATGTAGGCGGCAGTAACCTTGCAAAATTTATATCTGGTCATACCGCAAGACTTGAAATAGGTACAAGTGCTCCGGGTACAACTACAGGAAGGCTTAATCTTGGAGGAGGATACAACTTATGTTACTTTGAATCAGACCATAGTATTTTTGATGACATAGATAATACAGGTAATGAATTTACTGTAGGAAGTGCTAATGGTAATATAAGTTTTGGTAACCCTCAAAATACAGCAGTAGATGGAGTAGCAACTTCAAGCTCTGCTGATATTCCGGGTGCAGGGTCTACGGAGTAATATATGGCTTTAGCTGTACTTCCATCAAAATCATTTATCAAAATAACCGTTTCTGGAACAGCAGATTACTGGACTTCCAACTTAGGATTCTTAGTAGGAGATGTAATAACTGTTACTGGTAGTAAACTTAACGACGGTGTTTATCTTGTATCTGGTTTTATTCAACAAGGCGGTTCTCATTATATGATGGTTATTGGAAAACCTATTGTAGATGAAACTTCTTTTACAGTTGATACAGATACTGCAAAATTAGGTACATCCACAACTCTTGATATAGTGGATAGTCCTGATGTTAGGGTAGGTCAAACTGTAACTGGAACTAATATAGGAACAGGAAGAACTGTTCAATCTATTAGTGCAGGAACTGAAGGTATAGATGCTAGTCAAATAACTTTAAATACTGCTACTTCAGGTGCTGTAGGTAGTGGAGTCACCTTAACATTTTCATCATCGCCAGATGGAGCATCAACATCAGTTAGGATAAAAGCTAAAAGAGCTACAGGAGATAGGTTATGTGCCTTTGGAGATGCGGCTAATAATAATGTAGATGTGTGGTCTTTTAATAAAGTAACCGACTCTAGCTCAACAGATGATGGCTGGGTAAATGAAGAAATAAACACAGCTATGATTTCACCAGCTAGTGAACACGTTTCTACATCTCAGTTTATATTTACATTTTCTGATGAAGTATTAAGAGTGACTGATATAAATATAGAAAATAATTCAATACTTAAATGGTATGGCTATATACAAATGAATCAATTTGAAACTGCAAATGATTCAGTTTCTTTAGCTTTTAATGGATGGTATGAGCACCCTGCTTACTTAGAAAGACCAGCTTTAATAGCAATGGCTAGCTCAAATCAAAATGCAGTAGATACAGATAGTCACTATAATGTTTTAAATGATATAGTAGAAAACAAAGCAGGTTCAGATGTCTTAACTTCAGAGCTTGTAACTGCAGTGACTGAAGACTCTATTACTTTTGATACTAGTGGCTCTGAAAGAACAGCTAATCATTATTTTGAAATGGGGCAAGTTTATTCAATTTTATCTCGTTCTTCTGAAAAACCAGAATGTTTTATGGTTAGAAAAACAGCAGAGGGAAGAAGTCCTACTACACCTGTAAGAGTTTATCGTGGCTACGGAGGTACTCCAGATGCAGAAATAGCTGATAATAGTGGAGATATATACAAGAGAGGATTAGGTTGGAATATAGGAGTTACAGAAGGAACAGAAAAAGGTACTTGGGCTGAAAACGAGTATGAGTTTTTTCAAACATTTATATATGATGAAAACCAAGAAAGCAAACCTAAAAAATATACAGGAACTTTAACAACTACTAACGAAAGCAAATCTTTAAAGTGTACGATTTATGCTGATAGATTTTACAATGGGAGAATAACTGGCGGTAGAATATATATAAGGGAAGCTGGTAGTAGCAACGATTTAATTTTATTTGCAGATATAGATATAAGACTTGGAGCAAGAATGACTCTTGACGGTGGTTATACACCTTGGGTAAAAAGAGTTGATACTAATGCTAATCATACTGAAAACTCTGGATATTATTCAGCTACTAGTTCTTCGGAAGGATTAAAATCTACTAATCCAAATTTTGATACTTACAAAACTCTTAATGGATATTCTGAAAGAGTTAGATTTAATTCAATAGGAAGAGAAAAAGAATTATATAAAGCTTCTGTTATAGCAAATAGAAGGCATTTTATAGCCAATGTTAGAATTAAAAAAAATGGTACTAAAAAAACTCATGGTGATAGAATAATGTTTAGTGAGCTAGGAAAGTTTGATACTTTTACTGAAGATAATTTTATAGATGTTTCTAGAGGTGACTATGGAGAGTATACTGCTTTAGAATCTTTTGCTGATAAATTACTAGCTTTTAAGCATAACACTACACATATATTAAACATATCTAGTCCTACTCCTTCTGGATGGTTTTTAGAAGAGAGTATTAAAAATTCTGGAGTTTCTTTTCATTATAGTATGACTAAAACTGAGTTTGGAGTTATTTGGGCAAATGAAAAAGGTTGTTTTATTTATAATGGAGTTAGCATAGTAGAATTAACTAAAAATAAATTAGGTATATTTGAATCTACTAACTCTAGTATACCAGCTTGGTCTGACTTTGCAAATGGAAGCCTTCATGAAAAAAATATTATGTGTGGATATGACGATATAAGTAATCAGTTAATAGTTATGAGGTCTCCCTCAGACTTAAGTTCAGATAGTAATCAATGTTTTATATACGACTTTGATACAAATGCTTGGACATATAATACAAATTTATTTACAGACAGTCACTATTATACTAATTTTATAAAAGACTGGAATAATAGCTTAGTTATAGGAAAAGAAAAAACTTCTACTGAAGTTGAGTTCAAAAAATACAGGGCAAATATTAGTTCTCAATCTAATCAGTCTATAGTTACTAGAGACATAGATTTTGGCAATGCGGGTTTAATTAAAAAAATATATAAAGTTATAATAACTTATAAGTCAAGCGTAGACCAATTAACTCCTTTAGAGTTTGCAATAAATGGTACTGGTAGTTTTTCTGATTTTTCTACAGGTTCTAATATAACACCTGCAGGTAATGACTCTGGAGACTTAGATGCTACATCTAATTTTGATATAGGAGTTTTTAAAGCTGATAATATTGTATCTTGTCAAAGTATACAGCTTAAAATAAATTTACCAGACAGTGGAACTTTTGAAGTAAACGATATAACTATTCAATATAGAGTTTTAGCAATTAAAGAAGTTTCATAATGAGAAATCATCTAAAATATTTAACTAACATAAAACAAAATAATTTGTATTCAAGTGAAGAAATGCATTTAGGTAATATGGTTGAAGGTCAAGTTTCTATTTCTAATAATAGAAATTCTCAACCTAGTTTAAATTTTAAAAGAAATAATTTGCTTTATAAAGTAAGTCTTTCTCAAGATGGAAATATGTTTGTAGATAAAAAACTTACTACCAATTCTTTAGAGTATACAAATACATTTATAGATTACAGAATATATAAGCATAATTTTTCTGATAACATAGGAACTACAGAACATTTTATACCTTGGCAGGGAACGGGGGAACAAACAGGAATGGATGATGCTACATCAACTCTTCTTGTACCATTTAAAATGACATGTCATAAAATATTATTTAGACCAGAATCATTTGATACACCCACTGCTAACTTTACTTTTAAAATTAAAAGACAAGACAGTGGTGATGCAACCGTAGACGAAGTTGCTAGCTTTACATACACAGATACATTTGCAGATAATACTACAATAGAAGTAAAGCAATCTGATTTTAACAATACACCTACTGTAAGCTCAGGAGCTAAAGCATCAATAAGTATACAGGCAAGTGTAAATCCTCACGGTTCATCAAAAGATTATTATATAACCTCCGTGTGGAGAACTGAAGTAACAATATAGGAATTATTATGTACAAGAAAAACAAAACAATAAAGGGGTATATGGGTGGTGGATATATGAAGCCTATGGAATATCAAACAGGAGGATATGTTCCCGGATTATCTAGAAATCTATTTAAGATTGGTTTGAGAAGAGATATAGATATAGCTGAAAAAGAAGCAGAAGAAAACGCAGAAAAATTAGCTAAAGAACAGAAGTATAGGGGTTTACTAGGAAAACTAGGTAGCTTTGCAGGTACAGCTTTAGGAGCGGCATTAGCAGCACCTACTGGTGGAATGTCTATAGTTGCTGGAAAAGCACTTGGTTCTGCTATAGGTAAAGGAGCTGGTGAATTAGTAGGTGGTTCTTTTGTAGATACTGAAAACCTTAAAGAGTCTTCTACTGGTTTATTTAAAGATGATTTTGAATATTTAAAAGAGCAAGGAAAAAAATCTCAAGCCCTTAGTGGTTTAGCTGAACGTTCTGCTATGGCTGGAGCTAAAACTTACGCTTTAGGTCAAGCTGGAGAAATTGAAAGCCTTGCTAAAAAATCTTATGCAGATAAATTTGGAATAGATGCCCTTGAAAACTTAGGAATGGCTGGAGAAACAGACCCTTTATTATCTACATTGACTAAAGATGTATCTACTGCTGAGTCTGGATTTAAAGATGTTTTAGGTGATTTAAGCTCAGAAAGATTACCTTTAGATTTTTCCCAAACAACAGATTATGATACTGAACTAGCTATGCTTTTTGATGATATAGCAAGTCAAGAACAAGTTGGTCAAAATATTGTAGATGGAGGTGTACTTAATTATAATCAAGGGGGAATGATTCAACAGTATCAAGAAGGTGGTAGTATATACGGAATGAATAGAACTCCTGAAGGTATGATGCAGGCTATATATGAAATGCCTACTGATGATGGAAACAGGTACTACTTAGGAGAAGCTTTAAGACCTCAGCAAAGTTTATCAATGCAAGTAGCTAGAAAAAGAGCGAGTGAAAAAGCTATGAAAATGCCTCAAGACTCTATTTCATTTGAAATGGCTCAACAGATTTTAAATCCAGAAAGTCAAAATAAAAATAATAAAAAAGGGCTTATGAGTATGTTAGGTTTTAATAAAGGTGGTCAAGTAGAAGAATATAAAGGTGGTGGATTAATAAATATGAACTCATACGCAAGGAGGATTCTGTAATGCCAGATACAGTACCAGCAATGTTAGAACCCGGTGAATTTGTTATACGTAAAGATGCCGCTGAAAAAATAGGAATGAAAAATTTAGAAATGTTAAACAATGCAGATAGGTTAGAAAATGGAAACTCAGCTATTGATGAATTAATAGCTCTTAGCACTCTTAGTGGTTCACAAGGAATGTATGGTGGTGGTTCTGTTAAAAAAATACCTCAATCTGGTTATATGAAAAAAGGTGGAGTGGTAAAAAATTTAAAGGATATTCCAGAAGGTAATCCCGGATTAGCTAAATTACCAGAAATGGTACGAAATAAAATGGGATATATGGAAGATGGAGGAATGGTAAAAGACTCTATTGCAAGTATGATGGGTGGTGGAATGGCAATGAATAAAGATATGATGGGTTACCAAAAAGGTGGTATGGTTGACGACCCATTAGAGATAGATATGAGAATGAGGTCTAATAACGTACAGGCTATAGGTTTAAGAAAACCAGATTCTGAAGAAAAAATATTAAGAGACTTAGCTAAGATGCAAAGAGATATAAACTTACTACAGTTTGTAAAACCTAGATACCCTAAGCCTAGTTCTTTTAATGAATACAGAAAAATGAAAGAAGAGTCTGGCGATGTAATGAGTATGGATGAAATGATGGAAGTTTTAAATAGAGCGGCAGGTGCTACTCAAAACAAGTTTAAAATACCAGAAATGCAAAATGGTGGCTCAACTTTTACTTATGGCAGTGGAGAAACAAGTGTCCCAACCTTAACTGATTTGTATGAAAAAATGGGAGTTATGCCGGTAGATGAGCAAAAGGAACGATTTGAAAGTTTATTTACTTATGACCCTAGTAGGGAAGAAACAACAGTTGATGCTTTTAAGTCTAATCTTGAATCTTTACGTAAAGGTGCTGAATCATCTATAGGAAGAACTAGAGCTGCATCAAGCTCTGTAGGCGCTGGGTTTTCTGGATTTGGTGAACGTGAAAGAATTGTTTCCGAAGCTATGAGAGGAATTGCAGATAGAAGAGACATGGGAATTGAATCTGCTCAAAGAGGATTATTTGAAGACATAAGAGGACAAAGAGATAAATTTATGGCAGATGCTATGTCTAGCTTATCTGATTTAGAATTAAGTGAAGGAACTAGAGATAGAACAGCTGTTGATGTTATTTCTGAATTATCCGCTAGTGGTAATCTAACCGGAGGTTCTCCAAACTTTACTCCTCCTGATACAGCTAGTGCTTTTCCCGCAATGGGAACGGATGGCAATATGTATGTATGGAATCCCTCAACACAGTCATGGAGAAGAATATAATGGCAAGAGTTTTAACAAAAACAAATAGACCTATAGTAATTCAAGAGCCTCAAAGTGGTTTTGATACATTTCTTACAGAAATAGCTAAGTATGCTAGTCCTGAGTATCAACAGCAAAAAAAAATGAATGAACGTGCAGATGCTAGGTTTCAATTAGAAAAACAAAACGCTATACAAAATAGAGAATATAGACAACAACAAATGGAGATTGCTAAGGCTCAAGAAAGTGATAGGGCAATGCAAGCTAGGCAAAGAAGAAAGGATACTATAGAAAAAAAAGCTATGGATGAATTTAGTATAATATATCCAGAAACCCTGAGTGCCGAAGGATTAGATATTGCAGAGCAGTTTTTAAATACTAACCTTGCTAACTCTTCTTCTTATGGAGTTCTTTCTGCTAAGATAAAAAGTGATAGAAATAATTTAAATATTAAGAATCAAAAACTTGATTCACTTGGAGAACTAATATATGAAGATGAGTATGACCCTAATAAACACAGAAATCTTGTTCAAAACCAAGGTAGTTTTTTAATACAAAATAAAATGAAACAGGAAATGTTTGGGCAATTATCTGATATAGATAGAGCAACATTAAATTCAGATATATCTTTTCTTTCAGATGGAATAGAAACTGCAAAACAAGATGAAATTTTAAGTGAAGGTTCTTATGAAAACTATGTAAAAAATACGGTTATACCAACTTATAAAAGTATGCAAGAAACTTATGGGGAAGGTTTTATGATGCCTTCTTTAGAAGGTATAATAAGGGGAGTTGACTCTTCTTTTGGTATTGATGATAGTGATATTGGTGGAGAAGAAACTGATATACTAGAAGAAACCGGTTTTGGTCAAGAGACTACTCCAGAACCAAGACAAACAGCAGATTATATTCAATTAGCAAACCAAGGAGTTTTAGAGCCTGAAAAAGTTATAGATTCTTTAGCAGATAAAGGAGAAGAATCTTTAGGTATGCTTGAGTCTGCTGCTAGTGAAGGAAGTGTTTTGATTCCTACTACTAAAGAAATAAGAAAAGCTGTAAAAACAGCTAGAAGTGATATAGGAAAATCTACTGCTAACCTCGTTAAGTCTTTTAGATTTGGTTCTGATAAACTAGTTTCACCTGAAGTAAGAAGTCAAAATATAGAGCAATTAAAAACAGCTTTAGTAAATGCTGTAAATCTATATAAAAGTATAGACCCTAAACAGGGAAGAGCAAAGACATTAATAACATCTGCAGGAGGAAAATCTGAAAGAATGGCTATTAAAAAATCTATTGATAATTTAAAAAAATTAATAGAAAGAAGTCCATTTAGAGCTGGTAGTATGAAAAATTTACCAGAAGATATAAAAAGTTTTATAAGAAATATAGACTTAGAAAATGTTCAAGATAATAGAATGATGGCTGAAGATGATGGTTCTTTCCTTGAAAGCTTGCTACCAACAGCATTACAAGCAAGTCAAGATGATATGCCTTCTCCTCTTGATAATTTTATATTTGAATCCGCAACAGAGTAATATATGTATACAAAAGAACAATTAGTATCTGCTTATAGGAAAAAATATCCAAACTGGTCTAAGTATGATGACGATAAAATATATAGACATGTAACATCAAAGTTCCCTCAATATAAAACACAGCTACAAAAACCTACAGAACCTGAAGCAACTGGTTTTGTAGATAGCTTACCTAACTGGTGGAAAAAAGGATACAACGACTCTATAACTGGTATGGCAGACGAGCTAATGACAGGTAAAAAAAGATTTGATTTATCTGGATATGAACCCGGAGTATTAGAAGATATAGCTTCTTTTGCGGCTAGTATGTTCGCATCTCCTGCTGACTTAGGTATTACTCTTGCAAGTGGTGGAGTAGGTGCTAAGTTAGGTCAATCAGTTGCTAGAAAACTTGTAACTAAGAGACTATTAAGGAGCGGTGTTCCCTCTAGTAAGGCTAATGTAATAGGTAGAAGAGCGGCTAGAAAAGCTTATGGTGTTGGGGTAGGTAGAGCTAGTGGTGGTCTTGCAGGATATGAAGGTGTTAAGAGTGCTTTTACTCAGAAGTTAGAAAATGGAGATATTAAACCAGAGGAGGTTGTAAAAGATACTATATCCGGAGCTGTATTAGGAGGAGCAACTGTTGGAACAGGAGCTTATCTAACATCAAAAGGTTTTAGTACATTGTCAAAAGTAACCGCTGAAGCTGGTGTTCTTGGTACTGCAACTCCATTAACAGAGGGCGAAATGCCTACACCTCAAGACTATGTAAATTCTGCAGGTATGATTATAGGATTAAAAGCAGTAGGTGGAGCAATAAAAACTCCGGGTAGACTAAAACAATTTTTTGAAAAAAGCAGAAGACCTGAAAATAGAAGAGAAAAAATGTCTTCTGAAATAGCTGAGAGTTACGGTGAGGTAGAGGGTTCAGATGCTTTTAAACAACTAATACAAAGAGAAGAGTGGATTGATTTTAAGGGTGATAAATGGACTAGAACAAGTCCACCAAATAGCAAAAAAATAAAACTTGTTAGTTTCTCAAAGGGAGAAAACAAAATACTAAGTGAAAAAGAATTTCAATTACAATATAAACTATCTGATGAAGCACAAATACCTATTTCAAAAGTTCAAGAATATAGAGCTGGTAAACTTAGAGAGCTTGAAAGTTCTTTAAAAATAGACGATACTCAAAAACAATTATTTAGATATGAATCATTAGGTAAGAAAAGTAGAAATGCAGTTGACACTATAAAAACTGATGATACTAAAATACCTTTAAATTATTTAAAACCTAAAGAGTTGTTTAGATATAGAGATTCTTTATTAAAAAAACAAGAAGTATCTAAAGCTATAGATGACTTAAAAAATAAAGGATGGGTAACTCAAGAAGCAAAGTCTTCTTTGTTTCCTAAAGACTTTTTTCCCGCTCCTGTAGCTTCTTTAATGAACAATCTAACAAGGGCAAAATATAGAGGCTCTCAAAAGCAGGCTATAAGACAATACTATTATGGAATTGGTAAGTTTCAAACAACTAAAGATACTTTAACAGGAGATTACTTAGGAAATTTATTAAAAACAGGTTTATTCACACCTAGTAAGAAAGAAATAAATAAATTTAGAACTAGAGGAATGTCTTTTAATGATGCTGAAGAAGCATATTACGTTGATTTATATAATAAAGTAAAGGCTGGTCAAGTAACTGATATAAATAAAGTAACTACTTCAATAGCAAGAAATTTTGTTTCTGCTGGTGGTCAATTTCCTGCATTTGAAAAAAACTATGTACCTTATATGATTAAAAAAGATATAGCTGATATTATGTTTAATGATATGCTAGGTGTTTTTAGTAAAAAAAGTGAAATAGCAAAAAGATTAAAACAAGAGTTTGATACTTCTAGTGTAGATTTTTTAACAGGTTTAAGTGCAAATCCAAAAAACTGGTTAAAGAAAAATGATAAGTTAGCTAACTATTTAGACGGTATAATAAAAAGAAATGTGTCTTCTTTAAGAAGGGAAACAAAGAGAATGTTAGCTGTTAATTTAGATAGAGGTGTAGACTTACCATATCTACAGGCGTATTCTAAAATTGCTAATGGTTTAAGAGAAGAGTTGTTCAATGTTTTTGGAAACTTAGAAAAATCTAGAAAGTTCAATATACCAGAAGAGTTATTAGAAAAAAACTTAAAAACATTACTTACTAGATACTCTACAAAAGCTGCTAATAGAACTGCATTCGTTCAAACATTTGGAGCTAAAGGAAAAAAGTTTGAAGCTCTTTTAAAAAATGCAGACGATAATGACAAAGGTATCATGAGAGAACTACATCACCACATAAAAGGGGATATAGAATATCATAATAATTATAACTATCAACCAAATACTAAAGAGTTTTTTCAAAAAGTTATGGAGTGGGAAACAGGTCTTAAGATTGGATTAGGATATGCTCCATTAATGAACGTTACTCAAAGCACAATATCTACAGCTTTAGAAGCTGGATATATTCCCTTTTTTAGAGGTATATTTTCTTTAGCTAACAAAGAAACTAGACAATTAATAGAAAGGTCTGGAGTAACTAACTATTCAATGTTTAATGAGATGATAGGAGTATCAAGGTCTCAAGGTTTATCTAGTAAAGTAGCTGATGTATTAGGTAAATATAGTGGATTTACAGGTATAAATAAAGTAAATCAAATACTTGCCGCTTCTACGGCTAAAGGAATGGTAGATGATTTATATAAAGCAGTTAAAGGTAAAGGTATATATGGTAAATCTGCTAACTATAGAAAGTGGGCAGAGAGTAAATTAAGACAGTTTGATATAGACCCTAAAAAATCTAGATTATTAGATGAAGATTATATTAAAGCTATGTCTAAATTTGCTAGAAAAACTCAACTTCAAAAAGATTTATTAGAAGACCCATTATGGTTTAACAATCCAAAGGTGCGAGTGTTTACTCAGTTTAAAAGATTTGGATATAGGCAGTTTAATTATTTGAGAGATTTATTTGCACATGACATATCTTATGGAAATGTAATGCCTATTCTAAGACTTGGTTTTGCTGGAGTTGCAGGTGGTACAATAGCTAATAAAGCAAAAGATTATGCTAGGAGTTGGGTTTCTGGAGAAACTGTTTTAAATCCAGAATCAAATATTCCAGAAGACTTAGAAGATATAGTAGATAACATAGCTAGTATAGGTGCTTTTGGTTTTATGGGAGATGTTGTTTCATCTACTATGGAAGAAGGTAGAACTTATTCTAACGCTTTAAAATTTTTAGCATACCCACCTTTTATTTCTGATATGGAAAACATTATAACTAGGTTTTTACCTGCAGTAGAAAGAGATTTTACAAACTATAGACAAGATGCATTATTAAGAATGCCAAGTCGATTACTAAGATTAACAGGTTCTTCTTTTTTAAGAGAAGGAGCTAAGAGATTAGAGACTGAAGGTATGAAACTTAATAGAATAAAAAGCACAAGGTCTAGAACAGTTAGCAAAGTATTAAGTATGTTGGAAAAAGCTAATGAACCTATAGACTATGATAAAGCCGTAGAAGAAATAAGAGCTTGGAATCAATCATTTCCTCAATACCCTATACTATCTTCAGATGTAAGTGCTAAAAAAATCTACTCTAGAAAACTTAGAAGATATAAGAAAAAAGTATTAGGTTAAAAAGGATTAGGAGTACCTCTTACTCCATCCCCTCTATTATTAGCCATAGCTACAGCTTCCTGTTCTGAGTCTGTTACTGTACAGCTGTTACCGTGATAACCTACCTCACAAGAATTAGTTTGTCCATATCTATTCTTAGCTACTATAAGCTCTAAGTAGCAATCACTATTACCATCATCTCCATATCTAGATACCCAAGGATAATGAGAGAATACTACTATCTCTGCATCTTGTTCTAAGTTACCAGACTCTGCTAGGTCAGATAACCTAGGTACTCTATCATTTCTATGCTCCATATTTCTATTCATTTGAGATACTAGTATAACAGACATATCCTCTGACTTAGCTAACCACTTATAGTTTCTACTTACATCTCCTATCTTAAGTCTTAAGTCTCTTCTATCTTGAGGCGGATGCTCTATCAATCCTATATGGTCATCAATAACTACATCTGGCTTAACTGCTTTTATCTCCCTAAATGTATTCTCCATATCCCTAACATCATCAAACATAAATAACTTACCATTATATAACTCTGATATTTTGGCAGACACATCTTCTATAATTTTACTATCTATATCTACGTTATTACGAAGGTTTCTATACTGTATAGAATCTGACTCCATAGCTAAAAACTTTTTCATCATCTCTGTATTAGGCATCTCTCTATTAAACATAGCTACCTTCATACCTTGATGTACTAAATTCCTAGCTATATTAGCTGAAACTGTAGTCTTTGCATTTCCCGGTCTACCTGCTATGATGGTTATCTCACCTCTAGTCATACCAGTAATTACTCTATCTAAAGTATTTATACCTGTTTGTATAAGAGTAGTAGAATTAAATATAGACTCTTTAGTCTTATCTAACAACCCATCTATGTTGAAAGTCTTATTAGGCTGTAGCTTTATTATATTTCCTATGGTAGTATGAGCATCCTCTAGTAACCTATTCGTATCAAGTGAACCATCGTTTATATCATTTGATATAGTATGCATCTGCTTATCTAATATTCTTCTTAAATAGTAAGAGTGTAATCTCTTTGCATATGTATTAGCTTTTGATGGAGAGGTAACCTTTTCTAGAAACCCACTAATCTCATACATAGAATGGTAACCATCTTTAGAAGAACCAACCTCTTCACATACTGTATTTAAATCTATATCAATACCTCTGGAGTGTAGCTTGTCTAAAGACTTCCAAACTTTTTGATTGAACGATGAGTAAAAGAAATCATCATCCGGTATCCATTGTTTGACAGAGTCTATATACTCACTATCCTGTATTAAGCATCCCAACAATGCTTTCTCTAGTTCAACACTATTCATATTAATCCTTTAACTTTGGTGGTATTCTATCTAGGTTTTTTCTCTCATACTCTTGCCGTAGTAAATAGCTTTTATTCTCATTCTTTATTACAGCAGATAAATACTTAACACCATAACCCCTATCTACACCACTTCTCTTTTCAAATTTATTTATAGATTCAATAACAATGTTATCATCTATACCTTGTATCTCTGTAAGTAAACCGCACATATCTACATCTTTTATGTTCCAGTGAGCAGAGAGGCTAGAAAATATTTTATCTACAGCCTCTAGGACTCTAGGAGACCTAGCTAATCTTAACCTCTCTAGACTCAATGAAACATCTTTCTTATTTATTGTGCCTCTACATAATGGACACTTAGCCACAGGAGTCGCAATCCTTTTTGTTTAAAGGTACATTATTAAATATTTTAGGGTTTAAATACCTGTCCCCTAAAACCTTACCTGCAGAATCCATACTTCTAGTTTCATAAGGTCTCTTGCATTTAAGACATTTATAAACTTCTGAAGTACTTACTTCCTTAATCTTCTTACCTGTAAACTTTCTATATCTCTTTGTACTACCACTTGCAACGTCTACGCACTTCCAATCTATCCAATCTTTTCCTAGATAATAAGCTAAATCATCGACTTTAGCCTTTGAAATATCTTCGTACTCCCCGTAACTTCTTTTATCAGAGATATTAATGCTAGAAATATTGTCATCTCTATTATAACGTACGACTTGCCTCTTGACTCTTTTACTAATTGAAGGTGTAATCCCTCTATTTCCTCCGAAGGTTTCAACCATTCTGCTATCCTTTTTCTTACTTTACATTGTACTGTAAATTCTTCTATTACCATATCTACTTCAGCGTGTAATCCTAAAGACCTACCATCAGAACCCCACGCTCTTTTTGAATCTAATCCAAACTCAAGAGCTTTGTTAACACACTCTCTCTCGTAACGATTACCTTTTGCTTTGCTTTTTGATGGCACTTCTACTCCTTCTCTTCTTTCTCTTCTTTGGAAACGGACTCTCCAGAAACTTTATCAATCCCTTGCTTGCCTTCTGTAAGAATGTCATCTATTTTCTCCTTCATAAACTCAGTATACTTTTCTGTATCTCCTTTCATTTCTAGATAGTTATATAGAAAATCACTAAGTATTGTTAATGATGATTTATTAGATAAGGCTATCTTGGTTAAAACATCTAGTTGCCTTATCACTTCTCTGTTAGTTATTTTATTTTTTCTTTTCATAGATTCCTTTATAGAAACAGGGGAGCAAAGCGCCAACTTTTTAATTTAAACACAATACTCATATCATAAGATATATTGTTATTGTTTATTATTTTAATTAAGCTCCCCATAGGTTTCTAATTATCTAAAGACTATTTTCTATTCTATTTAATCTTATGGTAATAAATGCCCATAAGGCTACTCCGTATAGAGTCTGTATTATAGTATCAAACTCTTGAGTCTGTAGTATTTCTAACATAGTATATTGAAACATATTTTCTCCTTATTTAAAATTAAGAGGGTGTTTAATGGTACACCCTCAAAACCATTAGTATTACTTAGTTGTTAGACTATAAGTAGCAAACCCTTTCTTATTTATACTAGTAGTTATATCCATATCAAACCTAGTACGTAATACGTGTATTACAGCCGCTAATCTATAGACACCAAATCTACTGATAGCTGACCTAGCTGTTAAGTTTTTTCCTGTATTTAGGAAGTTCATTACTTTTACTATTTGACTTTTTCTTTTTCTTGTTTTTGCCATTTTATTTCCTCGTTATAGACCTTTCTCAAGGTCTTTGTTATTTCGTTGTCTTGTTGTTCAGTAAGTTCATAGACATGTTTACCTCTTCTTATATTAGTTACAGAGCCTAACATCAGCTCTATACCTCTTTTCCATCCAAAGGAATCTATGAAAACATCTTGTATTTCATTCCACTTACTTATCTTCATTAGGGGCTCCACCGTATTCATCATATACTCTACTAGGATATAGTTCCTCTTCCTTTTTCGTCATTCCTTCTGCTATATTTATCTCTGCTATCCTATTGTATTCCTTCTTTAACTTTTCTGTTATAGAATATACTTCTTTCAACTTAATATGCAGTGTTTTAATATTAGAGTTTATTTTAAGTATATCTCTATAAGCGTTTAAAGACCTAATGATTACTTCGTATTCGTTATTAGTTACTTTCATTTAGAATGGTAGGTCGTCTACATCTACTTTACCATTCTTCCAAGAGAAAACATTGAACGCTTTAGGACTTACCATATCTTCTCCATCTCTATTAGTCCAGCTCTCATGCTTTACTCTTATGATTGCAGGTTTACCCTCTGAGTTAGAAGGAGTTAGTGTAGGTAAAGCAAACACCTTTTTACCGTCTACCTCTTTCTCTTCAGGTGATATACCTAACGATTCTAAAACCTCTTTAAACTCTCTATTTCCACCAGAGTTAGGTTCTAAATTAGGACTATCTGGGTTTTTAAATCTAAAGAAACCTTTAGACCTAACTGTCTTACCTACAAATAAGTTACCACTATGTTCCCCAAAGTTTTTATCGGAGTTCTCAGCAGCTAACTTAAATGTTATATTGTATATGTCAGCCATATACTTACCTCTTATAACAACGTTCTCTTTCATTGTAAATTCCTTTACATGAGCGTAGTACTCGCCCTCTGGAATCATTACGTTAGGCTTGTCTAGTGAAGGGTCATAGTACGATTCGCCACCCATAACACCACCTAATACTTCATCTATTGAATTACTCATTTATTGTTTCCTCTTTTAGTTGATTTATTCTACTTATTACTTTACTCATATCTCGCTTCTCTACGTCACCGTTCTCTATTGAGATAGATATTTTCTCTTTCCACTTCTTATCTAAGCCTTCCATTTCTGCTGTCAAATACTCTATATCTTCTTTACTTAGAGAAGGGTCTTCTACTCTGTTACGATATACATCATCTGCTATATTTAAATACATATTAAAAGCCTTCTTAATACAATCTGTATTAGCTGATTTAATATCGTTACCTACGTCTACAAAACCACTACCATCTCTCTTCTGCATTATCCTATGAGCCGCTGTCATATCTCCTAATCTCCATATACCACCCTCGTACCATTTCAATCTTCCGTGTACCATAAATGCTTCGCTACCTAAGTTGTCTGTATTAACTATAGTCCAAGACCATCCCGGATAGTACTTATCTGCAACTGAACGCATGTAAGAATACTCTACGTAATCTGTACCCATCTTATTCTTTACGAAAGACTTTGGTGTATCTACATTAGATACAGATTCATGTAGGTCTCTTATAGAGTTTAATCCCATGTCAGTAATTATCTCCGTAGGACTTTCTATTATCTTAACCTCACTACTCATTCACACTCCTTTTCTTTTATCTTTATTATTTGTGCTGATAGATATACACAGGCATCTAGTAATTCCTCCAATGCTTCCTTCATCCAATCTCTACCATCATGCACATCTACCTCTTGGTTATACTCTCTCTTACCTTTTTCTAACCTTTCTTTTATGAGAGAAATTATATGATTATTATCTTTAGACATTTAAGCCTCTGCTTTATTAGAAGATAGCAAGCCACTTATTAGAGAAGCATCGTTACTTAACTCTTTAGCTTTCTCTAGGGACTTCTTGAACTCTGGTAACTCATCTTCTTGATTAGCTACCACTACCATTAGATGCATTAAAGCCATCTCCATTTCTATTACTCTGTTTTCTATGTCTCCTATCTTATTTAGTATCTTTGTTTTTTCCAAAATTAAAAACCTCCACTACGTTTGTTTTCCAATTACCCTCTCTATTTAAATTATTAGAGAACAGCTCAGCGTCTCTTTTTTCTTTAAATAATCTCTTTGGGTATTTTTTGTTTATCTTACTAGAGAAAGCGCCACCCCTTATCATCCACCAATCATATCCATCTCTAGTCTCTTTTATTGCCCATGCTCTACTCTTATCTATACTATCCTTAGTCATTACATCTCCTTAGTTTACGTACGGACAAACATCTCTTACAGAGCAGTAAGACTTACACTTAGTACCGTTCCAAGTCTCGCTATCTGTGCATTTATTAGGGAGTTCCTTACTCTCTAATGCTTTAATTAGTTCATCTCTTTTGTTATTAAACTTATACTTTAAGTGTTCATTATCTATAAAGGGTACTTCTATCATGTATATATTTCTATCAATACCTCTACTAGTTGCTACTTGTAAACCACCATCTCTAACTGTAGCTTGTATATACATACTGTTTACCTCCAGACCTTTTTGTTTTTCTAGTAAGTATCTGTAGAAATTTAACTGCCACCCCCAATCTTCTAGGTCTGCTTTATCTTTATCTATATAGAACTCTTTTACTCTTCTAGGCGTTCCCTTCTTGCCATGCCTACCACTAGTCTTATATACTTCAGTAGGATGAAAAGAATATCTTACTTGTATACCTAAAGCCTTAGCTACCTTATACGAACCAGACATCTTATAGTCTACCAACATCTTTCTCTCTACATCATACAAGTCTGCAGTTCCTGTTATACCATCATACTCTAAATCAATCTCCGTCATCTGACTAGAGTTATCTAGTGCTGACTTCTCTAATAAGTCGTGATGTCTTGTTCCTGCTATAGAAAATGCTTGTGAGTCTGGTGACTCGAAGTAGTCTGCAGTTCTTTGTAGGTATGATTGACAAGTACCATTTAATAACTCTGTAGTAGATGGCATCCTATCAGAAGGTCTCTGCTTAGACATCTCTAATAAAGTAGGTAGGGTAACACCCATCCTCCCTAAATCTACTTTATTATTAGCTACTTCATCTAGAGATATAGTATCTCTATCAGGGTATCTAAATCCAATTAATGGCATCTCTTCTTCCTCTTCCTAGCTTCTTTTTGCTTAGAAGTTACACAACATTTATTACTTGTGCAAGTACTTTTTACTCTTGTAGACAAAAACATCTCAACTTTTTTTATTGCATGGTTATTGTCTAAATGTTCATAGTCTAGTAGTAATGATTTTACTCTCCCCATAATTCATCTACTCCTTTTGGCATAGAATCCCACTCTCTTTCTCCTTTAAACTCTGGAAAGTTTGAAATCTCAGACTGAGAATCTACATATACTAGCTCTTCCTCTAATGGTTCTACCTCTGAAACAGTAGAGTATATTGCAATTCCATAGTCTTCTAATTTACCAGAAACAGTATCTTCTATAAAAGTTTCTATAGTTGTTCCCTCTTGTAAAATTCTATGGTCTCTTTCTGTGTTTTCATCTACCACTAGTCTTAGGTTTATTATCTTATTCATGTGCTTCTCCTTTCTTTTATTATAAAAATTTATGCTTTCTCTTAAGAAAGTAATCGTGAAGTTCATCACCTAGTACTTTTTTAAATGTATATCTTATATCATCTCCTAGAAACTTATCTATGTGTTCTTTACTACTCTCTAGCTCTATACCTTTCTCTATAATTGCATTTAGTATACGAACCCAGTTGCGTATCTTCGTAGGGTTAAGAGTCCCAGAGTGTAGTCTAAACTCTAGGCTACCGTGAAAATATCTAGAGTGTATATTAAGACCACAGTACCTAGCATCATTATACTTTTCTATACTAGGGTTACAATCCATAGACTCATAGTATTCTTGTACCAACATCTCTTCACTATGTATACTTAGCAGATTATCTACACTCATTGGAAACTCTTTACACCACCTAGAGTCTTGCCTAGATGGAGGCATCATAGACTTTAGGTATGGCTCAAACTCTTTGTATACTATAGCTATATAAGCAACCTGTCTATAGTCTAAGTTAGTAGAGTCAAAGTGTACGTGTAGTCCGCAACTAGAGTTTACAAGAGCATCATGCTCTATTGCCCACTCTGAAAGGTCTCGTATCTGTTGATATAGTATGTCTCCACTTGAGGGAGAACTAACCATCTCTATACCTTCGTAATCAGATGGAGGATTTATAGAACCATCATAAGTATGCGCCCAATTTCTAGGGTAGTACATACTATCTTGTATAGGGTACATACATTCAGCTTCTATACCTACTAGCCTTCTAACATCTAAGTATTCAAATGTTTCTGATAACCTAGACCTAATAGGGGGAATCGCATCCTCTATTCTTTCTATGCACATAGAAATTATATCAGGCTCACAATTACTGCAGTATGGGTCATCATTGTACCAATAAACATTGTCTCTATGCATTTCATCTTCGCAATCACAACAATAGGTAAAATTATCGTGATAGCAATCATCGCAGTAGTATTCATCATGTATAGTATAATGCACAGACTCTAGATTTGATTCTCCTCCGCAATTTTCGCATATACAATACTCTTCGTCATAGCAAGTATCACATAGACTATGATTCTGAGTGATAGTATCAGATTCACAATTAACACAATACTCTATATTTTCTTCTCTCTCGGTTGACATACTAGACTCCTATATTAGTAGTAATAATCCCAAGTACAAAAGCGTTAACAACTTTAATCCAATCCATTTTCTTAAGAGCATCGAATATACGAGTCTCTATCTCTACATCACTATCTTCTATCTCTATGTTACCTAGAGTAGAAATCTGCTCTTGTAAAAACTCTAGATACTCTTCGTAAGAGTGTTGATTTAAAAAAGGATTCTTTTTAGCTCTATTATATAAAGTCTCTATAATATACTTCTTAGACTTTAGTTTAATAGGGTCAGGTAAACCTATAAGTATTACCTTCTTCTTAGAAGGGAAATCTGTCATCTTTATTCTCCTTGTTTCTTTTAGTATAAGATGGTAAGTCTATAGATAACTCACAATCTAAACATAGGTTTTGGTCTGCAACTGTAGATACTTCTTCACTATCTACCCACTCATAACAGTAGTGGCACATCATTGTAGGGTTGCTAGATTCTATTAGAGCAGTACTCGCTGGACTTGGATTCATATCACAAGTAATGTAGTCTGTAGGTCTACTCCAGTTAAGTCCACTATAATAGTCGTCAATCTTTCTCCATTGACTCATAGTATGAAAAGACTCTTTCTCTACACTAGGAACGTTAGAGAAATTATCTGTATCGTAAGTATGTATGTAGTCTTTTGCTACTACACTAGTAGGTAGTACTAGACCAGCTTTACTCATAGACAGCTGTAATATCTCCTTAGTAGATGCCCATAGCAAAACTCTAGCTTTCTTCCAATAGGCTACGTGCATAGGTCTACCAGACTCTCTAGCTAGATGTATCTTTCTATTACTATCTTTTATCCAAGTAATAGCAAAGTCTCCGTCTATATCCTCAAATGCGTTTTTCATCTTGTTTCTATTAAGAGATGCAAAGATTACCTGAGAGTCTACCTCTACATTTTTACCTAGAGACTTTGCTACCTTATTATAGTTATGTATTATACCGTTATGCGCACCTACAACATCACCTACAGTAAACGGATGAGCATTACGAGTCTTTATTACTCCATGAGTAGCTAGCCTTACATGACCCATAGCTATAGTAGTATCTACGTCTATACTATCTAGAAGTTCATCCCAATCTCCAGTAGTCACTAGAGAAGATGAATCAAGTAGTGTCTTGTAAGTCTGTCTACTATTAGGTTGTATGATAGACATTCCTGTACTATCTGTACCTCTAATAGAGGACTCATCTGCTAGTTCTGTCAGTACATCTTTTAACATCTCTAGCTGATTTTTTGTTTGATGTCCGCTAGTCTTAGCGAACCCGAATATACCACACATATATGTAGTCTCCTTATTTGTTTTCGTTTATCCTTTTCTCTATGTATTCTGTACTCTCTCTACCACCAATACTATCTATAATCTCCATAGCATTACTAGTATTAGAAAGTACCTGTTGATACAATTTTTTCATTAAATGTAAATCTTTAGAGGCATCCATTAGTCTATTAAGAAACTTTATCCAGCTTCTAATAGGAGGAGAGTAGATTTCTCCCTCATGATACCTGAACTCTACAGTTCCTAAGTAGAACCTAGCGTGTATATTTGTACCTATATATCTACTACTGTTATACTTATTTAGATTGTAGTAGTCTGAACTCATATTATAGTAACTATTTACTAGAGTAGGTAAGTCCCCTATCTCTAATATTTCTCTAGGAGACATATCTATTCTCTTAGCATACTCATTATCTCTTCTATCTACAGGCATGGATTCATAGATAGAATCCTGTATAGAGCTAATTATCATTAGCAAGTTCTTAATCTCTACAAATCCAAAGTCTATAGCATTCATATGTATATGTATACCACAGCTTGCATCTGTAAAGTTATCATGGTCTCTGTGTGCTTTCTCTAAGTCTGATAAGGCACTAGATACTTCAGAGCCAACTAACGGTCTAGATGTTCTATATTCTACTCCACCATCTGATAGAGACCCATCACTTACTACTTCAAAATTACTAGGTATTACATTGTAGCGTTCATAATCGTCTCTATTTTCATATTGAGTAATAACCTCACTTTCTATGCCTGTATGTCTAGTATAAGTATTGTCCATATGTATTACCTCTGGCAAATCACTAGCTCTGTACGGAGCATACAGTCTATGATTTAAGTGTAGATTAGCGCAGCTAGTACAGTAACTATTTTGTTCTAGATTAAAGTACTTCCTACTTTTTTCTGTATCTCCATTAATAAATTCTCTTAGTTTTAACTTTCTATTATAAACACCATCTATTGAATGTATATAGTCTAGGTTTACCTTCTCTATCTTTTTACATTTAAAACACTCTTGAAAGAGATAATTAGCACATCTACTATGTAAAAATTCTACACCCATATCTTCGTATATGCGACTTCTCTTAGGTGAGTATCTATCTCTATGATACATATTATCTATTGTTCCTAAAGATAGACAAGCACCACATGGTACTTCTACCTCTACACAACAACTTCTACATACAAAATCCATTTGTCCTATATCCGTTTTACCTAGATAATTACTTTCTCTACAATAATGACATCTATAATAAACTATGCTCTTTTTATTTACAGAGCTATATGTTTTATGTAGTACCATTTGCGCTCTTTTATCTAAATAAAATCTATTAGGCATTGAAACTCTATAGTCAAATCTATCTACAAACCTACCAGACTTCCAAAATTTATTAGTATAAAACCAAGAAGTATAATCTCTTGATTCTATAGAGTTATTTCTCTGGTTCATATACTCTTCTGTTATGTAGTATGAGGCATTATCTCTATGTATTATGTCAGTCTCTTCGCACCACGGATGTGTTAACATTGTACTCATCTCTCCATAGCCTCTAATAGTAGGTAGTCTATCTTTACAATCTCTAGTACAGAATAGTATATCTCTAGCTCTAGCTATTAGAGTTATATTAGAATAGATACCTTTAAGTACTACGTTAGGATGATTCTCTATTTTGTCAGTTTCTATATCTAATACATCTACTAATCTAAACAATCTAGATTTTATAGTAGGTAGAAAGTTTACCCTTCTTATCATTTCTCCATCTATTAAAATATCATCTAAAGAATGATTTTTGAATTTAAAATCACTATCTACTAATCTTGTATGTGAATAATTAGCTAAGTAGACTTCATTTGAATAGAACATCTTTAGCCTCCCTGATTATATATAGAATATAATCTTTGTAGAGTACAACAAATCCACTAGACAATATAGTCAGTAGACTGAAGTGATGCTCTCCACAAGAGCCTAGTAGATGATATATTATCTCTCTCATAATAACCTCTCTATTAGTTTTTTTCTCTACGACAAAATACTTATATATCGTACTTTGGCGTACCATTAACTTACTAAATAATAGGGACAATGTCAAGAACTTTTTTTGACAACATTCTACTAGAAACAACCTCTAATAGCATACCCTACGAAATATATTGCTACGTAAATACCACCTAATAGCAATACTATCTCTAAAAAACTCTCTACTCTTTCGAGTATATCCTCTAGTATCTCTACTATTTTACTTTCTATCTTTTCCATTCTATTACTCCTTATTTCTACCAAGTCTTATCACTCTTTAGTATTGGTCGTAGAATCTTCGGGTCGTACTTTCTAGCCTTTCTCCGAGTGTATGGAGTCCCTACTACCATTTTTCTACTAAAACTTTTCTCTCTCTGAATCTGCTTCTCTATAGCCTCACCTCTCTCTTTACCATCTAATGTAGTTGCTAGAGTTATTCTCTTGTAGGAGTAACCTCTATCTACATTATGTACATCTACCTGCTTACTATCTCTATATGCTTTCTCTCTGATTAACTCAATTAGAGTCCAATTCTGTAGAATTGTATTACTCTCTATGCGAGTTAAACTCTCTCCATTTTCTTTTATCTCTAAGATGTATTTTCTACTTTCTATATCTCTACTAATATATATCTCTAAGAGACTTTCTACTTTATACCTGTAGTTATCCAATGGAGTAGGAGATTGCATATCTACTAATATATTATCTCTACTCATTTTAACCTCTACTATTTATTATTCTATTATTTACCTATCTATTAAATTGGTGTCTACTATTTATCTTAATAGAAACCAAGTCACTAGATAAACTTTAGCCTATGGAGAGAGCCTCTATAATATCTGACTCTCTCCGAGTTTATTTAATCTACCTTTTACAGTTTAGAGAAACTTCAGAAATACTAGCGCCAGTGTCTCTCAAATTGTTGTTCCATTCATTTAAATTAGAAGTTGCAATCTCTACGAAATTTGACCACGCCTTTTGAACTTCTCTCGGGGCAAAGTCTAGTTTCCCAGTTCTTGGCATAGAAACTTTGCCTAGTCTTACTGCTTCGTCTAGTTGTTTCTGTTCTATGATTCCATCTTCTACTAAGGATTTCATAGAAGCGTAACTTGTCTTGTTATTATTCATTCTCTGACCTCTTGTTATTTGTTAATAAATTCATATCGGATTATATGTATAAATATGTATATGATGCAAGAGAAAAAAAAATTATTTTGCTAGCAGCGTGCAAAGAGCGTTTTGAGCGTTATGTTAAATTCAAAGTTGAATAAATATTCTATACTAATAATATTTGACAAATGCAACAATTTTATTTTACGATGTGGTGTACGTCACACTAAGAAAAATTTATCTTGCTTTATTCGTTATTTATTCGTAAAGGGTTTTTTACTATTGATATTGAGACTCAGTCTCAATAAGTTTTTTGTTCGCTACTCCAAATTTAACACTGTACAATTTAATAGTCAAGAGTTTATTTTTATGAGCGTTATGAGCGTTTGAGTTTTAGAACCATGAGTCGAATTTTCAACTAACAAGTCGAATTTCAAACGAGATTTGGCGGGGGGGTACTATATAAAACAAAAGACACACACAATTTTTGCATATTTTTTTAAAACATATGTTGGTAATTATGCTTTATACTGGCTATTTTCGTCTATTTTGTATCCTGAGTCTATTATTTCTAA